TGAAATCTCTCCCTGACAATCAAAAAGCTTTCTGGGTTACCGGATCATTCTGGGAAAACTACTATGACAGTTTGATTAACAACTGTTGCGTGGAGGGAAGCTGGAGACTTGCCCAAGATGGTGCTACCAAGTTGTACTACAGAGGTATTGAATTAATTCCGCTGTGGTTTGCAGATGACACTTTAGGAGCGGCTACAAATGTAGATTCTAATCCTTTCTACGACGAAGTACGTCACTTCGCTATCTACACGGCTAAGAACAACCACGTAATGGGCGTTGAGCGCACAAGCGATCTTGACAACCTTACTGCGTGCTTTGACTGCCGCACGAACGCAACTTTGATCAAAGGAAGATTCAGAGCCGGTTATAACTTCCTGCAATGTGATTTGATTTCATGGGCAAAATAAACCCCTAACGATATGGCTGTTTTATGCGGAATAGGTTCCGGTATTGATTATAACTGCCTTGGCAAGAAAAGGATTTCAGGGGTTAAAAAAGTTTGGCTCTTCAATCTTGATCTTCTCACTTCTCCTATCGATCCAAACGGAACCGGATACGTGCAGGGACTTGAGTTCACAGGCTACGACGGTTTGTATCTGTTTGACGCTGGTAAGTTCTCACACTCAGCTTCCAGCACGATAAGCGTGCAGGCTGACTCCGGGGCGGTGTCCTTCCTTCAGAATGTTATTCTAAGATTGTTCGTCGATTCTCCTACTGAGATCCAGGTTCTTTCGGATCTGACATCAGCAACAGTGGGCGCTATAGTTCTTACGAATAACAACGAGTTTAGGATCTACGGACAACAGAACGGATTGAGCGCAACAGAAGGCGAAGTAAGCCCTACAGGACGCGCACAAGGCGAGAACACGGCGACGACAGTAACTTTAACAGGTGAAGAAAGTTTGCCTTACAGATTGCTTCTGAGAACTGACTACGCGACTACGTTGGCTTACGTCACAGCACTACAGTTCTAAAAATTTGATTACTTTTACATAGAAAGGGTAATGTCTTTCTATGGACGCATAGAGAACTCATTAACAAAAGCCTCGGTAGAAATATCGGGGCTTTTTTGTTTGTGGTGTGAAATTTAAATTTAAATTTGAGTATGGAGAGGCAAATCATAGGTACTTTATACATATCATCTTTTTTTATGGTGTTTGCCGCATGGATGTTTCAATTGTTGGATCTTTACTGGTTGCCGTCTAAATTAAAAGACAACGTATCAATGATTCTTGGTATTGGTGGTTTTTTAATAAACATCGGATGTATTCTAAGAATAGTACTATGACCAAGACCGAGTTATATCAAGCCCTCAAAGCAAAAGGCATTTTCGATACGAACAGTAGCCGGGATGATCTATGGTATAAGGCTTTAAAACTTTACCAGACAGAAACCGGCATCAAGGGTTTGAGTTTAGGCTGCAGTGGATGCATGACAAAGGTCCGTAACTGGCTGCAATCGTGATTTATCAAATCTATTATCGCGAGGATCAAAAAAGCAAGCTGTTACCCTTCACAGTTCCGTACTACAATGAAGACCTGACTATATTTTTCGAGAATGAACCAATCAGAAAGCTGGTTTCGGAGTGTAAAGATGAAAAAGTAGGGGTATTGTCTTGGAAATTGGCCGACAAAATGAGAAAACACCAGCTTCAGGCGATGATTGAGAAAATGAATTCAGATTATAACGTCCTAAGCCTTACAAAGAACAGTTTGCGGCACCAGATGCTTGCCTCCGCTAACCTTTGGCACCCACAGTTTGGAAAAACAATCAAACTTTTGTGGTCAAAACTCGGATTAGAGATGCCGCCAGAAGCAAAGTACCCCGTATACCAAAACGCATTTTTAGCCAAGACGTCAATCTACAAAGACTACGTCGATAACTTCCTTTCTCCAGCGATGGAATTGACTTTGAAGGATGAAGAGCTTAACAAATTGATGACGCAACCGAGTGGCTATAGTAAACTTAACAGGAGCGCCGATTTAAAACGAGTGAAAGAGAAGTTGGGAATGTCAGACTACCCATTATCACCATTTATTTTGGAACGCTGTTTTTCACTTTGGGCAACTATGAAAAGGATTCACGTTACATATCTCGCATGATCAGTTTAATTCATCCTACACGGTCACGCCCTCAGAAGTCATACGACAACGCTATGTTATGGATGAGGTTTTCAGGTGTACCTACTGAGTTAATAGTAAGTCTTGATTCAAGCGATCCGAAACTAAACGAGTACCATAAACTTTACGCAGGGGTTATAGTCGCTGATAATGATTGCTTGGTACAGGCCACCAACAGAGCAGCGGCACAAGCGAAAGGAGATATTCTAGTTTACCTCTCAGATGATTTCACGTGCTTCCCTAACTGGGGTAAGGTCTTAGAAGAAGAATTTGCAAAATACACAGGCCCGGCCTTAATCAAGGTCGATGACATGTTGCAGGATTTTCATGTACAGGTTCTAACAATTCCGATCATGAATAGGGCTTGTTACGAGAAGTTGGGATACTTCTTTCACACTGGTTACAAGTCAATGTTTGTCGATGAGCATTTATATCATAGAACACGCAAGCTTGGATTTCTTAAAATGGCACCACATATAAAGTTTGAACACAAGCATGTTTCAGTAGGTAAAGCAGATAACGACGAAACTTATAGACGTAGCGCGGCAAACTGGGATCAAGGGAAGGCATTAATGGAACAACATAGACGCATGGGATTTACAGTATGATGACAGGTTACGAATCATGGTTATCTCAAATAGAGCGAGCTAAATATTACCTTACGGTATACAAGCTCAAAGACAATCTGTTTGAGAATGAATTGTTCTATAACACATTCATGCAGTTGGGATATACAGACGTTTACTCATACTATTCTGTAGTCCTTCATGAACGATATTATAAAGAGGTTGGGGACAATAAAGTGTTTGTCAGGCGTGACGGAGGGTCTTACTACTTTGAACATAATCACGAGATAGCAGATAAATTATTTTCCTTGGTTGTCTACTTGTGAAGTGTAGGTGAATTCCCTCTGGATGAGGTTATAAATCTTTACAAAGGGCTGTTTTAAAGATTGTATCATTGATTCCGAAATCGACTGTCGCTGGGACGAGTGATCGTTTGTAAAAATCGATGTAATCACCGGCTTTTGCGTGACAAACTTGTGTCAAAATGTTAGATCGCTCTAAATTGGCACGCGCTGTAGAGTTTCGGATCTTCTTAGTCAGATCTTTACGGGTCCAGCTGTAATGATGCATGATCAAATCAATCTTTTCAACCCCTGTATTAATGTTGAGTGACCTGGTAGGGTCGATTAAAATCTGTTTACCTGACCATGCGAATGGATATTTCCGGTTGAATTCATGCTTAATAGTTGGTGTCAGTTCGTGGATAAATGGCACCAGTGTGGAATCTAATCCCATCGTGAGGTTGTTGGGAAAGTAAGTCTGACACTGGCATACAAGCCCTTTAAGTTCCCCGTGGAACATCGCCCTGGCTTTTAAAAATGGTTCGTGTTCGTAAAATTCATCTGCATCCATCGTTAAAAAATGCGTGTATCCTTTCTTTCGCGCTACATCTAATCCGAAGTTCCTTTTGTCTGTCTCCGAGTGCATAGGGATGTGAAATTTAGGCTCATGGACAAATAATTCATCGTTGTGCCACTCCGCTGGAATCGGCGACCACTCCCCGTAATTCGATTTAAAAGAGGCTATAATTATAACACCATCGACCAATGGTCTGATGTTGTCTACGCTCTTACGAAGTAGCTCATAGTCATCCCAGACGTTGAAAATGGCACATAAACGCATTTAAATTTTGGTTACTGGCATTTAAATTGATTAAATTTACGTCGTTATCACAACCTGTAACGTGATAAGCTCTTGAAAAGCATTGGAGCCCCTGGGATGGTAACTAGGGGCTTCACCATTTTCCGACAGGGCACGATTCATCTAACAGCCTTGCTTTAGTCTGGATAGGGCACCCGCATTTGCTACACACAAACCATTTCCGATAAGAACACCCGGCGCATATCTTTGCCCTGGTCTTTACTAACCCCGCGTTCCGGTTTGTCAGGAGTAACCACCAGGCTGTTATAATCCGTATCATCTCGCGTACAAAACATTTTCCCCGGATGTGTAAATCAAATGGAATCCGCTTAGATAGCGTTCGAATTCCTTCTTTAAATCTTCCTTACCATTCCACTCTAAACAAATGCACCGCGTATCTTTCAGGTCCATCTGTGAAAGTATGTCTAAATCTTGGCCTTCGCAGTCGCTAATAACTTATATCCTGGCGAATGGGATAACGATGATTTAACAGAGAGTAAAGATAGAAGAGTAAAAGGGCACCGACACGATCA